ACCTTATGGGAGCCTACAGCGAGGACGACGAAGCCGACGATACAACCAATATAGATTATTGGCTAAATTTGAACTAAATTAAAATGAAATGGAACTCATCAGAAAAATCATTGCTGGGACCGACCCACTGAAAGCCTTAGCCTACTATGTAGGCCAGAAGGCTGGGGACGGAGAGATCGACTCAATCGTTCTCGACGGTTCTCACCTCCACTACCACGGAGAGCGCAAGTACCTCATATACCTAAAGAAGGAAGACACGCTTATGCTGTGGAAGACTATCGAGGGTATGCCAGTTATAGTAGAGTACGACTGTAACTTCTAGTTGTAACCGACTTACAACTTTTATTTATTTCAATTAAACATATGATACCATTGTACCACATCCTAGTGCACATACCTAGCGCTGTAAATGACACCATCAAGGTGGGAGAGTCAGAGCTTTACCTCGACACTAAGTTCAACGAGTTCCAACACCGCACTATGAAGGCTAAGGTTGTAGGCATTCCAGCCAAGTTCAAGTCCGAGCTAGAGATAGGAGACTACGTATTCCACCACCACCACGTTGCACTCAACGACACCCAAGTCGTTGACCCTAAAGAAAAGATATACCGCGTAAACTACGACCCCTTCGGCGGTCAGGGCAACCAGGCATACCTTATCGAGAAGCCTGACGGAAGCCTTATAGCTGTTGCTGACTGGGTGTTCCTAGAGCCCTTTGATATCGATGCTGATAAAGAGAAGAGCTTCATAGAAATCATCACCCTCAAGGAACCAGAGAAGCGCTGGGGACGTATCGTTTACGGAAGCCAGTGGCTAGAGGAGGAAGGTCTCGCTGTGGGCGACGTGGTGTACTTCGCCAAGGACGCAGACTACGAGATGGACATCAATGGCCGCAAGTTGTGGCGTATGCAAATCCACCACCTGATATGTCAAAAGCTGTAAAATTCACAACAGTTACTGCTGCGCGTAACCTCATCTCTGCGATGGAGGCTGCTATCGGCAATATGACCGAGGAGATCCGCAAGCCGGTAGACCCCGATCTAACGGGGTCCGCCCGCAAGGCAGAGCTGCAAGCGATCAAGGATACAGCCCTAGCCTGCAAGGAGCTTATCGTAGAGAGGCAGAAGCTAGAGCAGCTTGTTGGCGACATCGAGGAGTCCGGATCCTTTGAAAAGGAGAAGGACTTCAAGGGAGGCTTCGCTGAGAGGATGGCAAGATAATGGCTGGCCTGAAGGTAATAGACAAGCAGGAGGTGATAAGCATCTGTCCGAACAATTCGGACGGACCTATCATTGAGATAGAATCCCTCAGCATCCAGTTACCAAAGCCGGAGAGTTTCCTCTTTAGCGACCTACCCAAAGAGCAGCAGATGTGGAAGCGTCAGGACATCCCTAGGGAGCTTGCGCAGATAAACTCTATGGACGACTGGTACGAGTCCCCCAGAGAGTTCCAGCAGAGGTGGAGCCCCTACATCGAGCAGGAGTTCAAGAGGCGTAAGGAAGGCCTGTGGTTTATGAACAACGGTGAGGAGACCTACATCACGGGTCACCACTATATGTTCCTCCAGTGGAGCTCGATAGACATCGGATACCCTACGTACCTAGACTTTCAGCGTAAGCTGTTTGTCCACCTATCGGCCTGCGAGGCAGACCCTCGGTGTCTTGGTCAGATATACACCAAGTGCAGGCGTTCTGGGTACACCAATATGAGTGCTGCTGTGCTTGTCGACGAGGGCAGTCAGGTGAAGGAAAAGCTGTTGGGTATTATGAGCAAGACAGGAACAGACGCCCAAGAGGCGGTATTCGGCTCTAAGATCATCCCCATATTCAAGGGCTACCCATTCTTCTTTTCTCCTATCATTGACGGAACGACTAACCCAAGGATGGAGCTCGCCTTCCGCGAGCCCTCGAAGCGGATCACCAAGAAAAACAAGACGACCTCACGAGGTGAGGCTCTCGATACTATAATCAACTGGAAGAACACTACCAATAACGCGTATGACGGAAGCAAGACCCATATGCTGTTTCTTGATGAGGCTGGTAAGTGGCTCAATCCTAACGACATAAGAGAGGTGTGGAGGATCCATAGGACCTGTCTGCTCGTTGGACGTAGGGTGATTGGCAAGGCGATGGTGGGGTCCACAGTAAACCCTCTAGACAAGGGCGGCAGGGAGTTTAGGAATCTGTACTACGACTCCGACCCTAACGACCGCAACGAGAACGGAAGGACCAAGAGCGGGCTTTATAAGATATTCATCCCGGCATACGATGCGATGGAGGGATTCTTTAGCCAGTACGGCCTGCCTATTGTTGAAGACCCAGAGACTCCAATGCTTACCGAAGACGGAACTATAACCGAAATTGGAGCTAGGACGTTCTTAAAGAACGAGAGGAAGGGCCAGCAGAACAACAGCTACGAGCTCAATGAGATCATACGCCAGTTCCCCTTCACCGAGGACGAGGCGTTCCGCGACTCGACCAAGAGTTCTCTGTTTAATATCCAGAAGATATACGAGCAGATACAACACAACGAGGAGCTGTACCCCAACCCTGTGGTCATCGGCAACTTCCAATGGAAAGACGGAAAGATGGACAGCGAGGTGATCTTCGCCCCCGACCCTAATGGGCGGTGGCGTGTGGCTTGGCTGGCACCTACCGATATTCGAAATAAACGAAAGATTGAGAACAATAAAGCTGTTGCCCCCAACGGAGCATTCGGGGTTATGGGTGTTGACTCCTACGACCTTGACACCACCCTTGACTACAGGTCTTCAAAGGGTGCCTGCCACGTATACAACAAGTTCTCGATGGAGCACCCCTCCAATATGTTTGTCGCGGAGTACGCCTCACGGCCTCCGCTTGCCAAGATATTCTACGAAGACATCCTTATGGCTGCGGTATTCTACGGGTACCCTGTTCTGATAGAGAACAACAAGTACGGCATCGCTAGGTACTTTGAGTCAAGGGGCTACGACGAGTACCTTATGAACCGCCCTGCGCATCTAGCGTCCACCTCTTCAAAGATGAACGTAAAGACAAAGGGGATACCATCCAACAGCCAAGATGTCATTCAGGCTCACGCTCAGGCTATTGAGTCCTACATTCACGACCACGTAGGCCTCCACAACGAGAGTGGTAAGTTCGGACGGATGTATCTAAACAGGACACTTGAGGACTGGATAAACTTTAAGATAGACGACAGGACAAAGTTTGACTTAACAATCAGCTCAGGGCTGGCACTTCTTGCCGCCCAGAAGCAGGTTAAAGAAGTCAAAAAGACAAACTTCAACGAGAGGGTTTTCTTCCGCAAGGGTAAGGAAATTAGGCGATAAGTTAAGTTCGTACCTTTGTCCATAAACTCCGATAAATGGATCAATACTCTTCAAAAGATAACTCATACGACTCTACGTTTCCAGACCCTTTTGCCTCGCACGATGTAAAGGTGGGAAAGAGGTACGGTCTTCAGTACGCAAAGGCTGTATATGGCCAGTGGGGAAGCGCCCAGTACGAGGGCTCTCTGTACAGCAAAAGATTCCGTGAGTTTGAAGTATCTAGGGACTACGCCAACGGAACGCAAGATACATCCATCTACAAGCAGATACTTACCTCTCTTGACCCCAACAACGGTGATGGGTCTCTGGTGAACCTAGACTGGACGCCAGTTCCTATCGTTCCTAAGTTTGTAAAGATTGTAGTCAACAAGATTCTGTCTTCTAAGTTTTACCCAAACATTGAAGCTGTTGACCCTTTGTCACGCAGTGAGAAGGACTACGAGAAGAATAAGATGAAGATATTCATCGAGAACAAGGACATCCTAAAGGAGGCGAAGGACTCAGGACTTCGCACCGAGGTAGACCCCGATTCTCTTCCCGATACCGCTGAGGAGACCGAAATTTTCCTTGAGACTAACATCAAGACCGCTGCGGAGATTGCTGCCCAGATTGGCATCAACCTAACGCTCAGCTGGAATGACTTCGACGAGCGCATTTTTAGGCGCAATGTCGAAGACCTCGTCACCTGTGGTATTGCCGTCACCAAGCGCAGCAACGACCCCAACTACGGAATCGTTGAGGACTATGTAGACCCAGCATTCTTTATCCACAGCTTTACCTCTGACCCCAACTTTACGGACATTACCTACGCAGGCCACGTAAAGCGTATGAGCATCTCAGAGCTCAAGCGTATCGCAGGAGACCAGTTCACCGAGGACGAGTACGAGAAGATGGCAAGGACGGTTATGAACCGCTTTGGTAATGACTCTAGCAGGCTGATGGGCTCTGGGTACGACCCAGGTATGGAGCGCTACTACTACGGATACGACGAGTACACCATCGAAGTACTTGACTTTGAGTTTGTTAGTGTTGACAACATCATCTTCGAGAAGAAGGAGTCTCGCTTTGGAAACGTTGGTTTCTACTACAAGGGCCACAAGTACACCGCCCCACAGCAGAGTGTGTACGATAGGGAGGCTGTCTATATGCAGAACCAGACGCTGTACGGAGGTAAGTACATCTTGGGAACGGACTACATCTTTGACTACGGTCTGAAGAAGAACATTCCTAAAAATGTTCACGACATCACCCGCACCCGGATGAGCTACAGCATTGTGGCCACCAACATCCGTAAGTCTATCCCTAAGTCTATGGTAAGCGGCATCATCGGCTTTGCCGACCAGCTGCAGATCACCCACCTAAAGCTCCAGCAGTCTATCGCCAAGGCCAAGCCTGATGGATTGATTATCGACATCGAAGGACTTGAGAACGTACAGCTAGGACGTGGCGGAGAACTTCAGCCTCTGGACCTTCAAGACATCTACGAGCAGACGGGTATCTTCTACTACCGCAGCAAGAATCCTGACGGCAGCTTCCAGAACCCACCGATCCGTCCTCTTGAGAACGGCATCAGGAACATCAACGAGCTTATCACCATCTACAACCACGCTCTGCGTATGATTCGTGATGCTACGGGCATCAACGAGGTTATGGATGGCACGAGCCCTAAGGGAGACCAGCTTGTTGGCGTACGCCAGCAGCAACTGGCGGCAGGCAACAATGCTCTTGGAGATATCACCAATGCAGCGATTGTGCTGTACCGCAGGATCTGTGAGGACGTGGTGAAGTGTCTTCAGATACTTCCCCCGAAGTCTATCATCTACAAAGCCTACGAGACTGCTATTGGCAGGGAGAATATGGCTGTGCTGTCTAGCTTCTCTAACCTTCCTATGTACAACTTCGGCGTTAGGGTTGTCGCTGATATGAACGAGATTGACCGTATGTACCTCGAGCAAAACATCCAGGCCTCTATTGCCCAGGGTGAGCTTGACATCGAGGACGCTATCGCCATCCGTCAGTTGAGGGACATCGACCAAGCCGAGAGGCTGCTTATCGTACGCCGTAAGAAGCGTATGAAGGTCCGTCAAGAGATGGCCCAGCAGAACTCTCAGTTCCAAGCTCAGGCCAACGCACAGGTCGCTCAGGTCACAAGCCAAGCCAAGATGCAGGAGGACCAGATGAAGGCTCAGTTGGACGCTCAGAAGATTCAGCTAGAGGCTGAGGCTAAGGCTCAGCTGCTGCAGGTGGAGTACGGACTTAAGATGCAGTTGGCTCAGCTGCAAGGAGACTACGGAATCAAAGAACAACAGATTGAATCGGGTGTACGCCAGAGTGCTGATCAAGAGGCTGAAGACCGGAAGGACAACCGCATTAAGGAGCAAGCAGTTGCACAAAGCAAACTGATTGCCCAGCGCAAGGGAGACCGTGCGGAGTTGCAGAAGCAGGACCTCGAGGGTCAAGATGATATCGTAGACATCATATTGAACCAATAGCTATCTTTGTAAGGAATTAGCGTTTTCTCTTTAACCTCTAACCTTTACCATTGTGAGCTATTCAAATATTACCAACACAACCAACTACCAGCTTCAGGCATTCGGTCAGAAAGGTTTTAGGGTACTTACCTCCTCATCTACTCCCGTAAGCGGAGAGTTCTACCGAGCAATTACGGTAACCAGCGACGCGGTGGTTACCGCCACATCAGCAGCGGAGGACAACCTTACAGCGGTACCCGTCTTTGCTGGCACCACCATCTACGGATTGTTTAGCGCAGTGGGGGTATCCTCA